TACAAATGGTAAGAGCCGTTGGTCAAGATAGTTTCCAACCAAAAATCGGTTTCAAAACTAGATATGGTATGGTTGCTAATCCTTTCGCAACAACTAATGGTACTGGTGCAATTGACATAACGTCTCCTGCAGCTGGTGACCAAAACGTTTATTACAGACGTGTTAAAGTTTCTAACATTATGTAATATTGGTTGATACCGATTACGAAAAAGGGCGCTTCGGCGCCCTTTTTTTTGTTCTAAAAAACATTATAAATAGTAGTATGACAGATACAAATATAATCGACAGACAACCTACTAAATTTGACTATGCAAGTCCAATACAGTTTAGATTCAAGATGACTAAACTGCCAAAGGTAGAATTCTTTGTACAGACGGCAAACATACCTGGCATATCTTTAGGTTCAACAACACAAGATACACCTCTAAAAGATATTGCTGGTGCTGGCGACAAAGTAAACTATCAATCTTTAGACATATCTTTTCTAGTTGATGAGAATCTAAACAACTATAAAGAATTACATGACTGGATTTTAGGTTTAGGATTTCCACAGAGTCACGATCAATTTAAAACATTACAAGGTACAAGTGCTGATAGATTTCCTGGCACAACTGCAAGTACGGCTGCAACAGGAACATCTATTAAACAACCACTTGATGAGGGTGGAATATATTCAGACGCTACACTTACAGTTTTAAATAGTAAGAACATCGCCAAGACAGAGATAAGATTTCAAAATGTTTATCCCATATCTCTAGGTTCGTTATCTTATGATATCAAGGCAAGTGATGTCGATTATCTACAAGTGAGCGCTAGTTTTAATTATATGTATTATGATATTGTACAGATATCTACTTCATAATACAAAACAATATAGGATGATTTTTGATGAAGACTTTAACATGGATAGATACGGCCGTCTGCCTAGGTAATGGGCAATCAAGACAAGGTCTAGATTTAGCAAAGATGAAAGACTATGCAACTGTAATAGGTTGTAATGCAATCTATCGAGATTTCACACCAGATATATTAGTAGCATTAGATTCGAGAATGGCACATGAGATATATCGTAAGGCATATCTTAAAAATATGAAAGTGTATCTAGGATATTGGACACCTGTGCCAGTGTTTGTTGCAAAAGAAATGATGAAAACTATGGCAGATAAAACTGATATAGTTTGGAATGATAGTGATGAGGTTGTTTATCATGGTGCCGATGGTGTGTTCACACTTACAAAAGGGCACAATCTAGGTATAACTTATATTACAGGAGTTTCAAAGACAGACGAGATAATAGATATTGAACCAGATGTAGATGGTTTTGCTTACGCCACAGGTAGTCGATCTGTACATCTTGCCTGTGAGTTAAGTGCCAAAGAAGTTTACATAGTGGGACATGATCTATATTCTGATACAGATAAGGTCAATAACATATATGCTGGTACAGATAGTTATGCCGATAAAGACGCATTGGCAGCCAGACCTAACAATCCAGATGAAACATTTAACTGGATACTACAACACAAGAATACATTTGATAAGTTTCCTAACGTACAATTCTATAAGGTAAATAAAGGTGCCGAAGCAAAAACGGATATGCCAATAAAAGAATGGTCAAATTGTGCTAATCTAAAATACATTACTCAAAAAGAAATGGCTCAAAGGCTTTACAATTAGCGGAAAAGGTGATATAATATTGATATGACATTAGAAGAATTACAACAATCAGTCAACAAAGACTTTAAATTAGATGATACTGAATTAGATACTGAATCAGTAAACATACCTTTATTACATAACAAATATTTAATACACTTTAATAAGTTTTCTTTATTATTAAAAAAGTCAGAATACGATCATAAAAGTATGATAAGAGATAAGTGGGAATACTATACAGGTAAGGCAGACCCTAGTGTGTATAAAGAGAAACCTTTTGATATAAAAGTTTTAAAAGCAGATGTACATATCTATATGGATTCTGATCCTGATTTACAAAAGGCAGATCAAAAGGTTGCATATCTAAATCAAATAGTAAAATATCTTGAGCAGGTATTAAGAAGTGTAAACAATAGAACATTCTTAATTAAAAATGCTATCGAATGGAAAAAGTTTACTAGTGGTGCAATATAGTGGATCATCAAAAGGTATTTCCTACACACATATTTGTAAAAGATAATTTTTTAGCACCTCAAAGAGTAAATGTTATGCAAGAGGAGATGAGAATATTATATGAGAAAAGAAAACATAATAACAATTGGCAGACAGGTCCTGATCTAGATAAGTCACAACCTTTCTCATGGTTTGCACAAGACATAGGTAAATCTGCCTTCGATATATTTGATAAATTAAATTATGATGTAAAGGACATTGAGATAACTGGTATGTGGGGTAATGTGTTAAGACCTGGCGAGGCACATCAATCCCATACACACTCTAACAATTTTTTAAGTGGCGTTTATTATTTAAACTCCGATGCTGAAACTGGTATAATTTTTTCAGACCCAAGACCAGCGGCAGATGTACTAGTACCAAGAAAGAAAACAAAGACTAACGAAAATTCAAACTTACTATCCTATAATTCAAAACAAAACAGACTAATAATATTTCCTTCATGGTTAGTTCATTGGGTCCCCATAAACAAGTCTAAAAGAGATCGTATAAGTATTTCTTTTAATATACAAATAAAAGGGCAAGTAGGTGAACAACACGAATTTCAATCGGCAAAATACTAATCTTCTAATCATAGAAAAGAAAAACGAGGTTTACATTACGATAGAATGTGAGCCAGATGCTCAAAGAGAGATATCTGAATTTTTTACTTTCTATGTGCCAGGATATAAATTCATGCCAGCATTTCGTAATCGTATGTGGGATGGCAAGATAAGATTGTTCTCACAAAAGACAAAAGAGATATACTTTGGCCTATATCCATACATTAAAGCATTTGCCGAAGAACGAGGATACAATATAGTGACAGGCAAAGATGTAGATATAGATAACAAGGTTGATAAAGAAGTTGTCACTAAATTTTCTAATAGTCTAGGCCAAAAGTTTGAGGCGAGAGATTATCAGATAGACGCAATATTTCATAGTTTAAAACGCAATAGGGCCCTCCTGGTGAGTCCTACGGCGTCTGGTAAGTCATTCATCATATATTCGTTAATTCGTTATTATTCGCACCTAATTAAGAATGAAACTAATAATAGAACATTATTGATAGTACCGACCACATCTCTAGTAGAACAAATGTACAAAGACTTTAGCGATTACGGTTGGAATGTAAAGAAATATTGTCATAGATTATATAGTGGATATTCTAATCAGACAGATAAGAAAGTATTGATATCTACATGGCAGAGTCTATACAAGTTGCCAAAAGAATATTTTAAACAGTTTGGTTGTGTGTTTGGCGATGAGGCACATCTATTTAAATCTAAATCATTAACAGAGATAATGACTAAACTAGTTGACTGCAAATATCGTATAGGTCTTACAGGTACACTAGACGGCACCCATACACATAAGTTAGTGTTAGAGGGATTGTTTGGCGCCGTAAATAAAGTGACATCTACTAAAAAACTTATGGATAAGAAACAGTTAAGTAATTTGGCTGTGAGATGTTTAATATTAAAACATAGTGAGGCAAACTGTAAGATGATTGCGAGTGGTAAATATCAAGATGAGATAGATTATCTAGTGTCAAGTAATGCTAGAAACAATTTTATAAAAAATTTAGCACTTAAAATAAAAGGTAACACTTTAATATTATTTCAACTAGTAGAAAAACATGGAAAGGGATTACATGAACTTATACGAAACAAAGCAGAAAACAGAGATGTCTTCTTCGTCTTCGGAGGAGTTGACGCCGAACAAAGAGAACAAGTCAGATCAATCACAGAAAAAAGCAATGATGCCATTATCGTTGCAAGTTATGGGACTTTCTCCACAGGCATTAATATACGGAACTTGCATAACATTATTTTTGCTAGTCCTTCTAAATCTAGAATAAGAAATCTACAATCAATCGGTAGGGGATTGAGATTAGGCGACAATAAAGTCAATGCCACCCTATATGATATAGCAGATGATATGCAATATAAATCTAAAGAGAATTTTACCCTTAAACACTTCCAGGAAAGGATAAATATTTACAACGAGGAAGAGTTTGATTACGAGATACATAATATTAACCTAAAGGATTAAAATGGAAAAAGATTATCGTATGGTAAGACTAACTGACGGAACTACTATCATGGGTAGTATCGTTGTTGATAAAGATTTCTTACGAATCACAAACGCATTAGAATTAAATACAGTAAAGAGAGAAACAGATTTCGGCATGAAAGATGATTCTACTCTAGCACCCTGGTTGCCATTTACAGATGATAAGACATTTATAATCCCTAGAGATAAGATATTAGTAATCACCCAAGCGGACGAACACATATCACATTATTATGAAGTTATTTTAAGAAAAGTAGAAAAGGCAAAACAAAATGCCAAACCAGTCTTATCTGCCGAGGAGATGGAAAAAATATATAAGTTGGCAGATCAGATGGATAGAATGAAAGCGGTTGAACCTAAAGAACAAATACAATGGTCAGAGGATGATTTGATCGAATTATTTGGCAAGAAAACTATACACTAGATACTACCTATAGCTGGTTCCCCAAGCGACTACATAGTCAGTATAACATGGGATACCCAAGTCGTCAAGCGTTTTCAAAAATAAATTTATTAATACAACTTGCTTTACATTTAGCTACAAAAATGTTATAATTATTTTATAATCAAGAAAGAAAATTATGGAAAAAATAAAAGCTAAACTGAAACCACACTACGTTGATAATAAGAAGTTTCTTCAGGCCATGGTTGACTATCGATTAAAATGCCAGAAGGCAGAAGAAAAGAAAAGAAGACGACCTGAAGTCACTAACTATATAGGCGAGTGTTTTTTAAAGATTGCTAATCACTTATCCTATAGGCCGAATTTTATAAACTATACTTATCGTGATGATATGATATCAGATGGTATAGAAAACTGTTTACAATACATGAGCAACTTTAATCCAGAGAAATCTAATAATCCATTTGCATATTTCACACAAATTATATATTATGCATTTATCAGAAGGATACAAAAAGAAAAGAAACAACAAGATGTCAAGGCAAAACTAATTGCTAATTCAGGCACAGAGATGATGATGGATTCACTAGTAGGTGATGACGCTCAGTATAAGAATCAGATGTTAGAGTTCTTACAAAAAAATATAAAAGAAAGTACTCCAGCAGAACCAAAAAAGGCAAAGAAGAAAAAATAGATAATGAAAATAGCGTTGTTGAATGATACTCACTTCGGTGTGAGAAACGATAGTATGATCTTTGATGACTTCTTACATAAGTTCTATGAGGAAGTATTTTTTCCTTATCTAGAAAAACATAATATCAAAACACTAATACATCTAGGTGATGTAGTCGATAGAAGAAAGTTTATCAATTTTAAAGTGGCAGATAACTTTAGAAAGAAATTTCTACAAAGATTATGGGATATGAAAATAGATACCCATATGTTAATCGGCAATCACGATATCTATTATAAAAATACAAATAGTGTTAATGCTTTACAACAGTTGTGTACTGCACCTGATGGTATCAATGAACCCTGGATATACGAAGAACCTAGAGTAGTTGACTTTGATGGTTTAAAAGTATTAATGTTACCTTGGATTAATCCAGAGAATAAACAACATTCTTTCGATATGTTGAATACGGCACAGGCAGATGTTTGTATGGCACATCTAGACCTAAATGGTTTCTATATGCACGAGAATATAACACAAACACATGGTTATGATAAGAGTATTGTAAAGAGATTTGAGAAGACAATCACAGGTCACTTTCATTCTAAAAGTGATGATGGTCAGATATTTTATCTAGGCGCCCAATATGAAATGACATGGTCAGACTATGGTCAACAGAAATACTTTCATGTATTTGATACAGAAACAAGAGAGATAGAGGCAATACCTAATCCCAATACAATCTTTGCAAAATTAATGTACAATGATACCGAAACAAACTATGATGACTTTGATATAAGTCCTTATCATAATAAATTTGTCAAGTTAATTGTAGTATCTAAAAAGAACAATGAGATGTTTGATAGATTGCTTGATAAATTATATAACAAGATAACGGTACACGAGTTAAAAATATTAGAAGATTACTCCGACCTCAATGCCAATCTAGTAAGTGATGATGTTGTCGAGGGCACGGAAGATACAATGTCATTAGTAAATAATTATGTAGATCAGTTACCAGTTGATTTAGATAAAGAAAAATTAAAAAATATGATTAAAGAAACCTTTATAGAGGCACAAGATACAGGTATAAAACGTGATAGTATTTAAAAGAGTAAGATATAAAAACTTTCTATCGACAGGTCAACAGTTCATAGAGATACAATTAGATAGATCATCAAAGACATTAGTTGTAGGTGAGAACGGCGCTGGTAAATCAACAATGTTAGACGCCTTATGTTTTGGTCTATTTCAGAGGGCATTTAGAAACATCAAGAAAGATCAGATGGTCAATAGTATCAACGAGAAAGATTGTGTCGTAGAGGTAGAGTTCACGATAGGTCAGAATGATTATAAAATTATAAGAGGTATCAAACCTAATATATTTGAGATATGGTGTAATGATGTGATGTTAAATCAAGACGCCGCCGTAAGAGATTATCAAAAACATCTAGAACAGACAATATTAAAATTAAACTTTAGATCATTTACACAGGTTGTAATACTAGGTAATGCCTCATTCGTACCTTTTATGCAATTGAGACCAGAGTATAGAAGACAGGTCGTAGAGGAAATATTAGACATAGAGATATTTTCTAAAATGAATTTCATATTTAAAGACAAGGTAAAAAATCAAGATGAGTTAATAAAACAAGCAGACTTTAATTGTCAATTGATTGATGGTAAGATTGAATCACAAAAGAAACACATAGAAGATATGAGTGGTAATAATCAACAATCCATCGATAAGAAAAAACTAGAGATACAAAAAGCAGAAACAGACATAGATAATTATCAATTAGATATAGATAAAGTAAATACCGAAAAGGCAGAGTTACAGAAACAGATACTAGATGAAAGTAAAATAAATAATAAGTATAGACAACTTCATAATCTAGAGGCAAAACTAGAGAACACCTGTAGCAAACACAAGAAAGATTTAGGTTTCTTTCAGACACATAACGATTGTCCTGTATGTCAACAAGCGATTGATGAGGCATACAAATCTACAATGATTAGTAAAAAGGCAGAGAAGATACAAGAGTTAGAGATTGCATTAGGTCAGATAGAAAAAGATATTACATCTACCGAAGATAGATTAGATATAATCAATAAGACCATGGTCACGATAAGAGAAAAAGAATTATTAGTTAATAGATATGAAACATCTATATCAGAGATCAAAAAATATATTACAAGTAAACAAAATGAAATAGATGAGTTGTCAGATGATAAGTTTACGACAGGTGTTGCCACTGGTCAACTCACACAACTACAAGAACAATTTGGTGACGCCGAAGTAGTTAAACAAAAGTATAGAGAAGAAAAAACATATCTAGATACTGCTAGATATCTCATGCAAGATACAGGTATCAAGACAAAGATCATCAAACAATATTTGCCGATAATGAATCAGTTTATCAATAAGAATTTAGCAGACATGGATTTTTTTGTTAATTTTACTCTCAATGAGGAATTCAAAGAAACAATTAAATCTAGACACCGTGATGAGTTTAACTATCATTCTTTTAGTGAGGGTGAGAAGTTGAGAATAGACTTGTCAATATTATTTACTTGGCGAGAGATTGCTAAACTTAAAAATTCTATGAACACAAATTTATTAATACTAGATGAGATATTTGATAGTTCACTAGATAGTTCAGGCACAGATGAATTTATGAGAATACTAACAAACAAACTAGCAAAAGAAAATGTTTTTGTTATCTCACACAAAGGTGATACCTTATTAGATAAGTTCCCTAGTATATTAAAATTTGAGAAATACAAAAACTTTACAAGGATGGCATAATGGCAGAGAAACTAACACCAGAAAAGATAGAAGAAATCGCTAAGAATTTTGAGAAGATACAAGAAGGTAAACTTCCTATAATTAAAGGTGATAAAGAAGAGGTTACAGCAAAGATAGACCCTAAAATATTACAAGCAAAGAAAAAAGAAAAAAGAGTATTGCCTCTAATAAAACCTAACGATCCTAGATTGTTAATGCAAATAGCACCTTTTATAGATGATACTTTAAAAGAGTTTGATTTTAAAGACAGACTTGATCTATCAAAAGTAATGTATGATACAATGGTTAAGTATGGTGGTCTTGGTCTTTCTGCTAATCAAGTTGGTTTGCCATATCGTATGTTTATCATGGGTGGTCATCCAGAGATAGAAGATGGTAAAGTAAGATCAGTATTTAATCCTCTAATCAATGATGTAAGTAAAGAAACAATAAATTTCAAAGAAGGTTGTCTATCTTTTCCTTTTCTATTCTTAACTATCAATAGACCTAAATGGTGTTCAGTAAAATATACAGATCAACATGGTAAAGAGATAGAAGAAACACTACACGGAATGTCAGCGAGGGTATTTCAACATGAAAACGAACATATGAACGGTTATGTATTTACTGATCTAGTAAGTAAGTTTAAACTAGAACGTGCCCAAAAGACGAGAGCGAAAATGTTAAAAGATTATGCGAGAGGTGGTGCGATACGATAATGCCGATACCAAAGAAACAATATAAAGAATTAAAGGCATACTATGACTTTCAAAGAAAGGTATCATACAATAAAGAGAAGTTAAGAGCGGCAGTAGAAGTTATGTTAGAACAACCTGATGTACTCTTTGATGATATATGGAGTAAGATGAAAGAAGATGAAATGCAAGAGGCACCAAAAGATTGGATACCTAAAGATGATAAATTAAAAATAGAAGGAGAGGAATAATGTACGATTACGATCCAGATCAGAAACCTAAAACATCAAAAGAAGATCGTGACCTAATGATGAAAAAGTTTTTAGAAAAAGGCGGTAAAGTTCAAAAACTAGAAGCAGGATATCCTATCAATGTAGGTAGCCTTGACAAGAGTAGAAAACCAAGATATACTAGAGAAGAAATAAAAGAAGGTAAAAAAAGTGCTGCCCCTATGCCAGATTACAATTCAGATAAACCAGGACAAGTTCCTTGTGGTGACAGACCACCTCGTTGGGAATATCAACCACCTAACAAACTAGCAGGCAAATGACACCATACGAATTTCCTAAACTAATTATAGAAGAACACGAAGGATTCCATGTAGTTCGTGATGATCTATTAGAAGGCGGATCAAAGAGAAGATTCGTTGATAGAATGATGAGAGATGAGATCGAAAACGGCATTGAAGAATTTGTATATGGCGGTTGTCCTGCAAACGGATATGCTCAACTATCATTGACATTGCAGGCAAATGCTTATGGCAAGAAGGCAATATTTTTTATGGCCCAGCGCTCTATGCAGAACCTACACCCATATCAACAACAGGCATTAGACTATGGTGCTGACATTCGTTGGGTGCCAAACGGCATGCTACAAGTCACAAAGGCGAGAGCAAGAGAATATGCCAATCAGGATCCTAAAAAAAGAATACTATTACCACTAGGGTTAGAACACCCTAAAGTACTTGAAGATATACGAGAGCTTGCAAAAGACATTGAAATAGTGTATAATATTAATATAAGTGAAATTTGGTCAGTAGGATCAAGTGGCACATTAACAAGAGGATTGCAAATGGCATTTCCTAATAAAGATGTTAATGTAGTGTCAGTTGGTCACAAAATGAAAGAAGGTGTAGGTCGTGCTAAGTTATATCTATCAAAGTATAAGTTCACACAAGAAGTCAAAGAAGAAGACAAACCACCTTTTCCATCTGTGCCTACTTATGACGCCAAGGCGTGGCCAGTAATGAGAGAGTATGCTAAAAAAGGAAGTTTGTTTTGGAACGTAGGAAAATAACAATTGCAAGATTAAGAAGTGGTGTAAACTATAAGAAACCACTAGATCATATCATAGATTCATTCTGTTATCTATTAAAAAGATTTCAGTCAAGACATGAAGAATTTGACTATGGTGTTTACAACTATAACTATGATAAGGCACATAGAAGAAATCCAGAACACATACCTAATAGTGATATCATTATAATACCTAGTGAGAACGAGTTTCATTATCACATAAAAAACAAAGAAGGCAAATCAACTTACATTGATCCTAAAAATTTAGAAAAATCTGATACTGCAATCAAAGAACATTTTGTAGATTTAAAAGATAAACACATCATCATATTGAGATCAGACAGAGGAGATGATGAAAATCTATATAGAAATTACACATTCAAAGACAAACCTATTCGTAAGGTATCTATACTAGATGAAACAGATATACCTGGCAACATACATCAACTAAAATATCACTTCATAAAAGACGAAATTAAATCAAATGATGTAAGACCTTTTCTATTTACATATTGGGGAACAGATAAAAGAAACGATCAGAATGGCAAGAGTGGTGACAATAGACATGATATATTGAAACAATTACAAGTGGGTATGGGAAACTATCATACAAGATTTATAGGTAGATTTTCTACTGTCAAAAGAGATATGAAACCAGACACTATGAGAAATATAATGCCTATACTAAATCAATCTAGATATACATTATGTTTTAATTGGAAAGATAACAAGGCAACTACAAGTAGATATCACGAGGCATTAGCGTGTGGTATCATACCTATGGTTTATAAAGACTATGATTCAACTGGCATACTTGTAAAAGACGATTGGCAAAGGGTAGAGAGTGCCGAAGAATTAGATGAAAAGATAATGAGTGCTAATTATTTAAACAAATATAAAGAAATATATTACACATATAAACAATCGCTATTGACAAAGAATCAAATCTATGATAGCTTTGAAAGTAAACTATTGGAGATTATAAATGAAAATTAAATCATTTAAACATATAAACGGTTGGCGTTGGGTAGGTTTTGGTTTAGCAATGATAAGTGTATCCATACTATCAAATGCTAATATTGCTACACAATGGGTAGGGTGGACTTTTAGTGTTATCGCCTGTGTTATGTGGGTGTATTTTGGTTTAAAAGACAGAGATTGGCCTAGAGCATTGATGGAGTTCATGTATCTAGTATTAAGTATGAGAGCAACATATAACTGGTTATTGATATGAATTTACAAGAAGTACACGACAGTTGGAAAGAAAAAGGTTTTCCTTATTATCCTAAAGATAAGAAGTGGCGAGATCACATATTCAATCAATTAATAAACTTTAAAAGAGATACATTAGTTGACAGAAGAAACAAAGTGATAGGTCAGGCTGCACATGGTCTTAATCTTGCATGGTCTTATATGGAACACGCATGGGGTATCAAGTGTGGTAAAATGAAGACACCTATGGAAGTTTGGCATGATGAAGAGCATCTAAAAAAAGGCATAAACAAAATCCTATCAGGTACCTTTTTTAAACAGAAACCTGCCCATGAAATTACAGAATCAGATATGCGATCTATGTTGAGAAGATATAGTGGCACACAAATGGTTTCTAATTTTAGACCTACGGCTGCCGCTGCCTTATATGATATCTTTGTAGATAAAGACAGTCCACTAGAAGGCACAACAGCAGGTACAGTATGGGATCCTAGTATGGGTTATGGTGGTAGATTGTTAGGTGCCATATCGGCAGGTGTTAATTATATAGGTACTGATCCTTGTATACCTACATACGAAGGCCTAGAAAAGATTAGGGACGAATATGGTCACAAACATTTATCATATAAACTATTAAGACAAGGTAGTGAAACATATATACCAGAAGATGAATCATTAGACTTTGTGTTTACAAGTCCACCTTACTTTGGTTGGGAAGCATATGGCGATGAGCCAGAACAATCAAGTATCAAGTTCTCTACAAGTGATATGTGGAAAGAGAAGTTTCTAAAACAGACTATCGCCAATGCATATAAAGGTCTTAAACCAGGTAAGTTTTTAGCATTAAATGTTGCCAACACAAAACAATACAAGACATTTGAGGAAGATACAGTTGATCTCGCAAAAGAGGTAGGATTTGAACATACAGATACATGGTGGTTATCATTATCGACTCAACAAGGTGGTAGTGCCGTTTCTACATTAGACGGAGATACTACCGAAATGAAACAGAAACAACAATATATGGGTGAATATACAAGGCCAGATATACCAGGTCGTAAATTTGAACCCACATTCATATTTAAAAAATGACAATATCATTAAGAGTCGCTAATGATAATACATCAAAAGAATTTATCAAAGAAACAATCACAAAATACCATAGTTATGTGCCATCTACAAGTTCAGTTGGTCGTAGAATAGATTGGATAGTATTTAATGATGATGTTCCTGTAGGTATGATTGGCATAGGATCATCTGTATATCCACCACCTAAAGATATATTAACACATACTAAATTAAGTATGAAAGAATATAAAGATAATTTCAATTCATTTGCTAGTAATTGGCGTTTCTGTATGAGAGAGAAGATTAAAAATGCAGGCACTCAAATACTAAAAGAATTAAGAAGACAGGCACCCTTACAATGGAGAGAGAAATATGGCGATAATTTAAAGTATCTAATAACATTTGTGGCTGGGGGTAATAACGGTGCTGTGTATAAAGCAGACAATTGGTCTATGATAGGCCAAACGGCAGGCCTGCCAGATCATAAATCAGTATCTATGAAATGGGATGATAAAGAATCACTTAAAAAAAAGTATGTAAAACCTACTGGAGAGAACAAAAAACTGATATTTTTTAAGAGAATAGAACAAAACAAGAACAAAATATATCAAAAAACATAGTGTTTATGCGATAAATAAAGGGCTTGACTTTGGGCCCAAAATGTCCTACCATGTATTATACATTATGAAAAAAACTACTATACAAAACAAGTCGCAACTTGCCAAATTGCTTGCAACAGAAAATATTGAAGTACAAGAAAACGCCGTACAAACTGCTTCGTTTGATGTAAAAGATAGAATTTTAACAATCCCTATATTTAAAGAAGAACAAAAATCTAAACACGTTTATGATATGTTAGTTGGTCATGAGGTATCTCATGCCTTACACACGCCATCTGATGGTTGGATGAACATGAAAGATAGAACACAAGAATTTAGATCATTTGTAAATGTTATTGAAGACGCTAGAATTGATAAACTTATACAAAAGAAATACCCTGGTCTTACAAAAGATTATTTACTAGGTTTTAAAAAGATGTATAAAGATAACTTCTTTGGCACTAAAGGTAAATCAATGTCTGATTATGCATTAATTGATAAGATTAATATGTATTTCAAATCATCAAAAACTTTAGATATGAATTTCAATAAAAAAGAGAATCATTTTGTAAAACTAGTTGACGCTTGTAAATCATTTGCTGATGTACAAAAACTTGCCGAAGATATACTAGGTTATTGTAAAGAAGAATTAAAGAAACAACCAAAACTTAAAAAGACTTATACACCTAAAAAACAAGAAGGTGATGATAAACAAGAAGGTGATAATCAAGATTCACAATCAGATAATTCATCTGATAGTAATGACAAGAAGTCTGCTGATGACAAATTAAATGAATTTTTAGATAAACAAGTACCAGAAGAAAAATCAAAAGATAAAACAGAAGATAAAAAAGAAGATAAACAAGAGGGTTCTGCTGCTAACGGCGCTGGTGGTGATATCAAGATTGTATCGATTACAAATCAGGCGTATGATGAGGCGCTTAAAAAACAAGTTGATGACAATGCCTCTACAAGATCATATGCTTTAGTGCCAGGTGTTAGATTAAACAAATTAATCATACCTTATAAAGAATACATTAAAGATTTTGCTAGAGAAGACGCTAAATTATCTCCTGATGAAAAATCTGATTTAACAAAATGTAAAGAAAAAACTAAAAAGTTTATGGATGAGTCTTCTAGTGTTGTAAATTATCTTGTTAAAGAATTTGAAATGAAGAAGAATGCTCAACTACACGCCAGATCAACGATATCAAAAACAGGTATTATCGATCCTCTAAAATTACACTCATACAAATATGCCGAAGATATCTTTAAGAAGATGTCTAGTATACCTAATCAAAAAAATCACGGTATGATATTCTTACTTGATTGGTCAGGTTCAATGCAAAGAAACCTTATGCCTACAACTGAACAATTATTAAACCTTGTGATGTTTTGTAG